CCACCCGTACTCATGACCGTCAGTTTCGTACAGCAGAACCTGGCGAGCGTCAGTGAGAGTGTAGCCAGCCGTAAAAGTGCCAACGCGAGTGAATGCCATTCCAGCAATGCGGTCTTGAAAAATATCATCTTGATCTTTAAAAACTTTGCGGACAGAAGGAATAGGGCCATCTTCAGCATCAATGGTCTCCACATCTGTCCCATTGATTATATCATGTAACTGATTTCCTGAGTATTTGATTAACTCTTCTGCTTGTGGTAATGTTATAGCAGGATAAGTGGAAAAGCCATTAATTCTCCTTTTTAAGAATTATTTATTAATTGTTAATGCTTCCTAGAAAGAAGAGCATTATAATAAAAGCAAAGATTATTCCACGTTTATAATTTTGTTTTTGTATTAAAATTTGAATTATCCCGATAAGGCTGTCTAAGTAGTATTTATCAGAATAATATAAGAAATCTTGAATGTAATTTGATTGGTATATAAAGAAGATTTGATAGTTGCTTGTATTGCAAAATAACCATAAAGATGTGAACAATATTTGTTGTTTCTTTGTTTCTAAGCACAGTAAGTAAACAATTAAAACAACAACGTCTGTGATATTTATTAGCACCAATAACAAATCTAAATCAAATATTGATAACTGAATAAATTTTATAACACATAAATTATAAGCGATAAATGCATTCAGAATTAGTACAAATCTATCTTGTGATAAAAAGAAAACAACAAAGAAAAGAAGCCAATATATTTCTATAGATAGCATACAATAGTGTCCACAGCAAATATCAATAAATTTATATTGACTTGTCTTCTTCAATCATGTTTTGTTTTAAGAATTTGTGTGATAAAATCCTTTAGATCCACAATCTTTGATTCGAAGCGATCTTCCATATCCCTTGTCATTTCTTTTAATAGTTGAGATAATTGCTTGTCTGTCACGGCGGTGGATTCCAATTTAATTATGCGCTCTCTAATATCAGCAGCTTCTTTCTGAAGTTCTTTTTCTAATCTGGCCTTCTCTTTCTCTAAATCTTCAATAGCCTTGTCTTGTTTCTGTTGTTTTTGCCAAAACATATTCCATAGAAAAGATAGAACAGGGACAGATGTGTAAAATAAAACTTTAAGAACAGAAATAGCTGGAGCTAAAAATGCCAATTCATTCATTATATAAATAGCCTCATTTAAATAAGTTATTGTTTGTTTTTAAAGAGGCCATATAACTTAACTGCCATGACCATTAATTTTCTTGTTCTATCTGAAACAGAACATTCTTGTAATGCTTTATCAAAATATTTTAGGGCTGTTTTCCAGTGAGCATTTCTATACAATAAATAATCATGAAGGAAAGCAGCAGGAAGATATTTACCAACAGGAGGGTAAATAGACCATAATACCCTTAGGTTGCTGGCACCATCAGATGTGAAGCCATCAGGGATTGTAACATCTAAAATTGTCAAAGGCTTTTTTAATTCATATGTGACTTCTACATCATCTTCTGAAAAGATTATATCAACATTTAATCTTTTCATAATACCTACCAAACAATCAAATCAAGTTCTTCTTTCGAAGTTGCGGCGTCAATTAATTCTTCAAGTGCTTGTCGTTTACCGAAGGCTTCACCGGAAAGAGATACATAGATGTTAGCTTTATCTATAACCTTCTGGGATAGAACACCAACATCCATATTGTTTCTGCCTTTGGCAATTGATTTTAACAGTTTAGGATCATATGTTGCATCTGCCAAAAATCTCTCTGCTTCTTGTATCTGTCTATCCCAACTTAATTGTTCTGAAACTGGGTAAGTGTTTCTAAGAGATGACAATAAATTCTCACAAGAATTATTAATTGCTTTTAACTTTTCTTCTTTTAGTTGTGAAAGTGGTTTTTCAGGTTTAATATCGTCTATCCAACAAGGTTTTCCTGCGCTGGTGCTGCCGCGTTTTTTGTCTGTTGGTATGGCAGACAATGAATATTCATGAAACTCTTGTTCTGATACAAGCACTGTATCGTTTGGGAAGTTTCCAGAGGAAATATAAGAACTTTTCATGTCTTCAGGGTAGAAAGCATTTTGTGATCTGCTGAAATAATATTTCATATTAATATCCTATTGCTATCCATGAAACATCTGCTGTCTCTGCCCCGGCTGGGTTTGTACCTGTAACTCTTGTAATTCGGGTTTGAAATGCAGATAAACTTGTTGATATTATGCCAACACTAAGTTCTGAACCCTCACCACCGCTACCGTTGTCTTTCCCATTGGCAAACACACAAAAACAAGCAGTAGGAAAAGAAATATTTAGATTTATAGTCCTACTGGCCTTTTTGTGTGTGTGGTCCACAGCAGTTTCTGCATCTACTGTTTCAGTTATAGATGTTACTGTGGTGTTTCCCCATTGAATAATCAAACCCCCAGGAAGTTTTTGATACCCATTTGATGTAAGAGACTTAGAAAATGCAGGGCTATATAAGAGGTTTATATCCCCTAAAATAACATGCCATGCACTTTCCTGTACTTTAATGAATACTGCAGAATAACCTTGAGGCAATACCAAAGATGTTAGTATGTCAACTTGGATAACTATATTTTCGGATGTTGTACCTTCCCTTTGAATAGTTATATTACCGTTACTATTATTTGATAACGTAATACTGCTACCAAACTCACAATCAATTGCCTTTGGCAGCGTTATTGTAGCACCTGTGGCTGCGGCCGTAAGTTGGAAAACCTTGCCTGTATCTGCTACGGTTAATGCTGTGGGCCCATTAATTTGCGTGGATGTATTCTTATAATTACCTATTGATTCTTCGTGCCATTTAAGATGTTGACCAAAGTTGTTTAATAGGTAATTGAATTCGTCTGCCGCTGGTTTTTGACCTTTATCCCAACCTATATCGCTTAATTCAACCAATGGTAATGTTTTATTTGCTCCATCTAATCCGGGTAAAGTTACATCTTGCTCTGCCCATATCAGAATAGGATTGACTGGTTCCGCCATTTATCCCTCTTAGTAATTATATTTATTTGCTCATTAATCTGTTAAGGTGTTTCATAAATTCTCTTGAATAGACCACCTGCTTCTGCATAATTTCTGTCATTAGCAGAAGAAAACCCTAATGCGCTGGGGTCCCCATCAAATCCAAATGCACCAACTGTGGCATTGTTCTCTAATATTTTAACTCTAGTTACAACAGGTAGTATCTCTAGAATATCATCTACAATATCTGCAACATCAAAGCATGGGGTTGTTACATATAAATCTACAGTTTTATTGGGTCCAATATATGCACTGGTCCCTGTTAATGATGTTCCTGTAAACCTAGAAATCAAATCAATAACATCAGGTCTTGTGCCTTGCGACTTTCTTTTGTACGCTCTGATACGGAGAAGTATTCTATATTCTTCATCTGTTGAACCAGCACGAGGAACACCTAATTCCTCTCCAATATTATCTAACTGTTGTCCATATGCTGTTTCAATCAGCCTAAACTTAGCAACATCAACAATAACGTCATGAAGTCTTTGCTTCATCTCGGAAATTACATACATCAATTTAATAAAGTTCTCCGAACCGGAGAACTGATATGGGAGTAATTCTAAAGTTGAATTATAGACACTATTCTCATCTATTCTATACTGAATATGATCAACATCTTGAGCCATAAAATCCTCTCTTAGAAAGTTTGTTCATAAATGATATCAGTAGACAGAATAGAAACAACTTCATCAAATGCTGGTGTAATGTTTGCTGTGGTATATGAACCATCACCGTCAGTTGTTAACTTGGTGTAAACAGTTAAACTTGACAGTCTTGTGAAACCAATAGCAGAGAACACGGCAGATTGCAATTGTGCATTGTAGACAGTTCCAGCTATTGTAAACGAAGAAACTAGATTAATAATATTAGTAGAAATTGCTGTTTGTTCAGCAGCAGATAAGGGCTGACCATTAACAGTGATATATGTAACTTTTACGTTATAAGGAACTTCATCACCGAATGTAAACTTAATATTCTCGGTTGAACCATCTTCTGTTGAAATAACATAAGTGGTTGTTCCATCAGTTAATGTATTTATTGGTTTAGTTTCATAAATTGCAGTTGCTATCTCGGAAGTTTCACCCCCAACAACTACAACATTAAACGAGAATGTGCCGGTTTCAGCAGTAGGAGTATCTGTTGGGTTATCATAAATTTTAACTTTTTCAACGTTAGCCAAATCAGAAACACGTTTGAAGATAGCAGATCTAGTTGCTGCTGTTGCTTCATCAAGCACACTATTAAATCTATCACGATATTCAGCATCAGTTTCTACTTCTGAACCAGCAAAGAATTCAGTTAGGTTTGTAACGCCAACATAGCCAAAAGTAAGTGTCGGTGTAACATTGACGATGTCGCCTACTAAAACTTCATTATAACCAGTTTCTACAGCGGTTACATTGATATCAGAATGTTTAGTACCAATGCTTTTATCACTATAAATTTGTGTTGGAACATTCAATCCTGATGCGTTAACAAGGTCGGTAGGTAAATATCCAATATATAATGTGTTTGTGTCAATAAAGATATTTGCACTATCAGATGCATCGGTGTGTGCTAAAAAGAATGTAGCAATATCAGCCATCAGTGTTGGTGATGTGGTAGTAAATGCCTGTGAATGAAGAACACTTGTAGTAGTGTCTGTCACAAAAAAAGTAACAGTTGCACCAGCAGCTTGAATAACTGTTTTAGTTACTGTGTATGCACTAACTCTTTGATTTAGTAATTGTGAAGATGAAGGCTTATATTGCTTCCCAGTAGAAGTTTGGAAAACATAAGAAGTGTCAACAATTGTTGCCCATGGTGCATTACCATCAGAAATAATAGTTGCATAACCTGTACCAGCAGAAGCATCTTTTCTGAATACACCCCTACGACCTAGAATTTCATCTAGATAAATCCCTTCAGCGCCATTCAAAGTCTGAGAAGAATAAACGGCAGCTAGCATATTCCATGCTTGAATATCTTGATATGCTGCAATACCAAATATTTTATTGAAAACACTATTATCTGATAGATTCACTGAACTACCAAATGTATTTTTAGCAAGAGTGGTATATTCTTGTAACCACTCTGTTAGATTAGGAGTTTCTAATCCATATGCAGTTAAACCCCAAGCCAAATATCCTCCTCAGATCTATAGAAGATTTTATAAATTGTTATAA